GATACACCACAAACTATAGGGCGGTAATACATGCCCCTTTCAGCCGTTAAAGGTGTTACGGTATCTATATGGATAAGGTACGGTGATCCGTTTAATACGTTCATAGCGTAAAGATAATAAAATTACTTAGTAGATTGTATAAGCAAGTCGCAACTATTCAAAGTACATGTTCCTAAAGTGATCAAACTGTTAGATAATTGTATTTCCATATAAAGACCATTAGTCCTTATTATATCGTTTACATATAAAGGTAAAGGTGATACGTTATGATTTACACCTCCTGCTAATAATGTTACTTCTCCCGCATCAACATAAGCTGTACTTTGGGTGTCTGGAAATGGGAAATATAAAGGAACTCCCGCACTCACCCCATTTGGAATAGCAAAACGATAACGCAATGTTGCCCTTGTGGTAATCAAATTGGTGGTGGTTACCGCATTAAAAAAAACTATGTAGTTTTGGTCGTTCTTGTTGTAGAATCTAAATATATTTGAGGCTGAATCCCACATAATCATCTGATTGCCAGAAATGGGATCTTTGCCGTATGTGTTTACGTTAAATGCAGATGTTCCGCTAAATACAACCCTTTGCCATGCTGTCGTGATGTTTAGTGTTGCTGTTCTGTTTACTCTCAATCGAGGCTGTTTCGGGTTATTTGCCATTTCTAAAACTTATAAATCATTGTTCCGTTACTCTTATATGTTCCCGCATCGAATTGGTTACTAAGAATATCGTTAGTTAATCCATTAATTGTAGCGGTAACTACTACTGAATTTATATCGTTACTTGTCTTTATTATATTCGCTGTATATCCATTCATTATAGCAGCAGTAGGTAACGTGATAGCTACGCTACCGCTTGTTGTATCTACATATATTGTAGCGTTCCCGTTGCTTCCAAAGTCGCTTACAGTAACCGTATAAGCAGAAGATTTAGACAATACTTTATCGCTGCCTTTAAATTCTTGGAGATCAAACAATCTAACCGCATCGTTTGGCAAAGTTGGAGCGTATAAAACTTGAACCTTACCAGATGATGTTATTTTAAAGGGCTGATAACCTCCCGTTTCATCGTATATGAAAAACTCTCCAATCGAGTTAGATCCAAAATGATATTCATGACCACTAGCAGCAGTATTCCTTAATCTTAACCCTGATGTTTGATTGGAAGATAATCTAGCTACACCATTTGCATTATTTTCAACATCTAACTTATATGAAGGCAAAGGAACGCCTATTCCTAAGCTTTGCGTAAAGTTCCATGCACCCGAAATAGTGGCCGCTAAAGTCTTGATATTAGTCCACCACCCCAACAATTTAAAAGGCGTGATAAATTTATCATCATTAATGCCCCCTTCCGTTTCAATAGCTGAAGCCTTAACGGGAATATCCTCTGTTCTGGCAAATACAGATGTATCTATATAAGCACCTCCTGGTGGTGTATTTACCGAGTCTGGTTGCCCTACACTAAAACCCTGCTTACTCTTTTCAGATCCGTAATCCTCAACCGCAAATTCCTCAACATAATCTGGCTCATTTATTAAAACCTCCGCAAACCTTAACGAGTGGTTTCCAGTCTTAATATCGAATTTACCAGATAAAAATATCCATCCGGTTGGCGAAAGTAAATCAACTACCAATAATGTGTTTATGTCGATATATCCCAAGCCAACAAATTCTGCTTCAAAAATAGAATACGGCCTTTGATGGCTTCTTAATTCCGAATTAGCCACAATATGCAATAAAGACTGTCTTTCCGGCAACCCGCTTATAGGCTCAACTATTCCGTCACGCTCCCAAAATGTAGGGGGTGTAATTACTGTTGCACTACCGATTGAAATACGGCTTGTTCTTTGTGAATTAGCTTCGTCACCATGCAATAATAATATAGGATCTTTTTTGTATGATTGTGGAGCGTTTAAGGTTTCACGATTGAACACACCTAAAGGCGGTGCTGTTTGCCCGCTTACCGTTTGGGGCTGTATTGATACGTTGTTTATTTTGGTTTCAAATTGATCACCACCAGCTTCAGATACAGCTTGCACACCAAAAAACAATTGGTAGTCATTAGGCTGTTGTGCTATTTCAAAATTTACCCTTAACTGATTTTCAAAATCGGCTCTTTTATAATCTATAACATAAAAGCTCCCTGTTGGTTGCCATCCGTTTGTTGCGTTATAAAAATTACCGGAATTATCAGCAAGCCTAATACCTAAATATTTATTGCCTAAAACTATACCAGCATCTTCGGAAAACAAATCAAAGCTAACGGCTACCTTTTGATTTGCCCTAACTTGAACAAATGTATCGTTACCTATATAACCCCCGCCGGAACCGTTTGAAGTAATTATTAAAAAATGGTCGCTTGTTACCAGTCCCGTAGTTTGGTCTATTCGTGTTCCGGTACTTCCATCACCACCATCGTAGCCCGCCCAATGAGCAGGAAATTGATTTGGTAAAGTAAAATCATCAAAATCACCGTTTAATAAAGCATTGGCGGGATAACCATACTGATAGTAAGCTGTTGATGATTTAAAAGCCTTTGCCGTAGAATTTGAAGCACCAGAAGGCTGTAATTCCCTATCTTGCCCCCCCGCAATTATCGTGTTACCAATAGTTATGAATCCATCCGATACACCTGCATTTGTGTATTTCCACGCCTTAACATTTCCCTTTGATTTTTCCAGTACATTTACAATTTGCCAATAGCCATTGAATTGGTGCAATCTAGCTGACCAATGCTCAATTATTGAACGTAATACCTCTAAACAACTAAATGGATTACCATCGGTATCTAAATATCTTGCTGTATCTCTGAATGTTTGTTGTAATGGTCCGATAGACCTGTTCATTGTTACTTCATAGGTGTTAATTCCAGTAAGCAACGGAATCGATAACCCTGTTTTAGCAAGGCATATTTGTAGTAATTCAATATCAGACAAAAACCCCTTATAAACTACCCCATCAGCTTTAGCAAATGGTATATCTTCTAAAGTACCCAAACAATCCGTAATTTGAATCGTAACATCATAAGGTTGACTTTCGTAAGGCTCTGTACATGAATCGGGGATGATAAAACCTTGCATATTAAATAACCCGCTTACATCTACCAACCATTCACGCTCATCAGCCGTATATAAACTAGATAATTCAAAGCCGTTAATGGCTTTGATATTGATAGTCATATCTAAGCCGTTAACAGGCTCTTGCTTATAATCACCTTTATCGGTAAATTCAAACGTTACAGGCTCGTTATTATGCCCCGCGAACACAATAGGAATAGGTACGGGAATAGGTAAAGAATCAGACATTCTACGCTTAATGGCGATTATGTTATCCGTTCCATCTTCTGAACAAAAATTACCTAAATATATTGTATTGTAAATATTTGCCATTGTAACTGTAATGTTGCATTCAAATATAGGTAATTAGGTTTATATTTGAACGTTCGATGTTGAACGATTAAAAATAACGAAATGAAATTTATTAAATCATTGCAGTTCATATTTAGGCCATCATACTGGCTTATGAACGAGCCATATTCTAAGGCATGGGATATTAAGTTTAACAAAATGTTAGACTTAAACGAATTTGAAATTAAAAGCCAATTTAATGCTTCTTTAGGGGGTGAAGAAATTTGGATAGAAAACCATCCTTATGCGTCATTTAATTATAAAGGCTCTGTTAGACCTTCAAGACTTACTATTGCAAAAGCATATAGAAAGCTAATGAAAGCAACTAAGGGCATGACTGTTAGGGAATATTTAGTTTATAAAGAATTACATAGTTAAGTTTTCGTTATTCTTTATTATGTTTAAAGCGCATTGGTTAATTCCTTTGCGCTTTTTTATTACCCTATCCTTTTATTATCCTCTTGAACTGTACGTATCAAAGCTACTAACTTTTTGCCGTCTATCCTTAATTCTTGCTGAACATAAACAGGCGTTTGACTTGATGATACAGTAGGATTACCATTTTGATCTGTTTGCCCCAACATCTTTTTTAACTTGCTCAAAGGCGCAACTACTTCGGGATCTGATTTAGCCCCTGCATATTCTCCCATTAAACCCAAAGTTGGCCCAGATATAATTCCACCGTTAGCAAAGGCTGTAACGCCGCCGCTACTTCCTTTTGATGATTTACCAGCATTTCCTACTATACCCCCTCCTAATTTCAATCCCGCACCTAAAGCAATTAATCCCGCACCATCCGCAACAAGTTTTGCACCGAATGGTGTTGCTAATATACCAGCGGCAACTTTAGCCGCTCCCATGGTTATAAACTGTTGCCCTAAAGCCGAAAGCAAATCTGCAAAAGATTTTTGCAAAACCTCACCAGCCGCAACCAAAACATTTCCACCATCAGCTATCGCCGCCCCCATCGCTTCAAATGATGAGCCTAAACTTGTTGCCGCTATATCTACAAGGCTTGGTAATGCAAGCGTTTTATCTATTGATTTTTTTGCGCTTTCGGCTATTTTCTCTAATTGCTCAATTAATTTTTGACCCTCAACATCTATTTTGCTTATATCTACTAAATCCCCTAATTGTAAAGGCACTCTTTCGCCTGTAATGTTTAGCTTTTTAGGTAATTCAATCGATAAAGCGCCAGGAGCGTTTATGCCTGATATTTTTCTGTAAAGTTCTGCAACTAAATCTTGACTGTTTTCTGGTAATTCAAGCTTAGTGTCTTTAGGTAGTTTAATTGTAGCTTTTTTATCAGCTTTTAAGCTAGTTAAATCTGCCCCTAATTTTACTTGGTCTGTTATTTCTTTTGTTAAAGATAAATTTCTAGCATCGATTTTATTTATTTCCTCCGCTATATCGATTCTAGCTTTTAGATTTTCGTTTATTTTTGCGCTTTCAGCGATACCTTGACCCGAACTTCCAGCAACAGCGGCAATACCAGCACCACCACTTACGGTACCTCTTTTTCTAGCTGCATCTAATTTAGATTGATTTTTTAATTGTTCGGCTTCTAAGTCAATTAATTTTTGAGCGTTTTCTAATCTCTTTTTAGAGTTTTCGGTAATTAGGTTTTTAGCGGCTTCAGCTTTTGCTGTAGCGATAATTGATTGGGTTAATCTATTATAGGCATCCCCAACGTTACCCAATAATATTTCTTCATCTTTTATATTCCCGAAATATGTTGGATATGTTTCCTGTAACTCATCAACCGCTTGCTTGCGCTGTTTTAAAGATAAAGTAGTATTTGTCGCTACCAAATATAAAGCTTGTAAATCAACCAGTTCCTTTTGGGCGTTTTGCGCTCCTTTTACCTGTACTTGATCTAATTGGCTTAATGTTGCAATGTAATCCTCTGTGGTTTTTTTAGTATCATTCAAAGCCTTATTGGCTTTTTGTTGATACATTGTATATATTGTTATTGCCGAACTAACTAAAGATAAAGCAATACCAATACCAGCTGGCCCCATTAAGGATTGACCTAAAGCCTTAAAAGCAGCCCCATTACTCCCTGTTTCTGCCCTTAACCTTTGGAATGATTCTAATAATGGATTTAAGTTATTTTGAATGCCAATAAATCCAAAAGGAGCATCTTGCGCAATTCTCCCTAAATTAGTTAAAGCGCTGCTTGATTCGCTCCTGTTATTAATGGTCTTGTTGCCGCTCCTACATTTGCCGCCTGTTGGTTGAATCTGTTAATAGATAAAGTGCCTGCAGCTAAGGATGATGTAAATTGATTTATGTTTTGTCGGTTTACGTTAGCTATATTCTTTGAAATATTAACTGACATATTAAATACCGCTTCACCAGTAGTTCTGCTCTGATTTGCCGCTGCTAATAAGTTGGCAATAAATTGATCAACCCTTGCTTGTAATTCTACCGATAATTGAGCATCTGCCATTATTTCACCCCTTTATTTTGTTTAAATCTTTCTATCATTGTAGAATAAACCTTTGACGTAGCTTTTTCGTTTCTAACCTCCGCCTTTTTGATGCTATTGGCATTTGGCCAAATATCATCCATTGTTATGTTCTTGCTTGACTTTGGATCTGCATTAAGGCAGAATATTATATACGCTAACTTTCTGAATTGGTTTTCCTCGTCTATTCTTAATGACTTAAATCCTTTACATTTCAATTCAAACTGAAAAGGGGTTAGCCCTGCTAATTGCTCTGGCGATAACCCCAATGTTCCGTATGCAAACTCTAACAGTTTGTTATGTTGTGGTGTAGGATCTACTGGCTTTGAGGCTCTTCCTCTACTTTTTTTTTAAGGAACGCATCAACTCTTTTTTGAAAGTCCGCACCCCATTTTGATTCGTAATAACTAGCCCACAAAGAATTTCGAACATCATTAAAATAATCTAATTCGCTTAATTGTTCAACAAGTTCAAAAACCTTTTCGTATTTAGGTATTAAAGTCCCTGTTTTTATCGCTTGGCAATACATCCCAGAATAAACCAAATCAGTAAACAATATACCCTCGCTTGGAGCATATCCACTAATCAAATGCTGATAATAACGCTTCTCAAATTCTGCTGAAGCATTAAATCCCAACATTAATTTAATAACGTCTTTACCGTTCTGTATCTCGAATACCCCGTTCATAAAACCTATACCGATGGAACAATAAACAACTCACCTGTTACTTGGAAAGTAGCGGTAAAAGTATAAGCTTCAGCATTTGGGGCAGTCTCCGAATAAGATGAAATCCAAACTTTAGCCTCACGAACAACTGTATTGCTGGCATCAGTCATGCGCAAAAAGAAAACGGTTTTGTTTACGGCTAATCCAATCAATGTTTGATAATTAATCATTGTGGTTAATTCATCACCGCTAATTGATACCGCTTGACCGTCACCACTAAAAGTAGATGAACCCAAACCAGGAACACTAGATGCAAATCCGTTATCGCATTTATTTGAAATATCTTGTGAAGCGTTGGAAACTTCCACGCCATTTGAAGTAAGACAGGCGATAACCTTATAGTTAGCGTCCGTTCCTCGTTCGTTAGTTGCTACTGCTGTGACTGTGTCAACTTCTAGAACGTAGCCTGTACCAATTTGATTGATCATCTTTATGTGATTTATTTTTATGCTAAAGTAAACAATATTATTTATTGTAACAAATTGATTACAAATTTGGTTACATTACTAATTGTTACTACTTTTGGGTATAACAAAACGAAATATTATGCAATACGAATTAAAACAATCTTCTGATTATTCAATGTTTACCTTCATGAAGGGTAATAGGAACGTAAATCCTTTCAACCTAAAAAGGATAACCGAATCTATGCGAGTAAATCCATTGTTTAGTCCAATAATGGTTAATGAAAAGTTAGAAATTATTGATGGCCAACATCGTTTTTTAGCTTCTAAAGAATTAGGATTACCGTTTTATTATATAGTAGTAAATGGTTATTCAATAAATGAAATTCATATTTTAAATAGTAATTCAAGCAATTGGAAAAGATTAGACTATCTTCAAGGGTACGTTGATTTAGGCTTACGACCTTATATAAAGTTTAAGGAATTTATGGATATTTTTCCTGTATTCGGGATAAAAGCGGCCTTACATATAGTAACATTAAAAAATGTAAATCAAGAAAAAAGCAAAAGCAATTACTTCGAAAATGGTGATCTTAAAATGTTTGATTTTAATTACGCTGGAGAGTTAGCTAATAAGATTTCAGATTTCGGTATGTTCTATGAAGGATATGATAGACCTTCTTTTGTCGTTGCAGCTTGCGCTATTATGCTTCACAAGAATTACGACCATAGACAGATGATGGCTAAATTAAGCCGTAAACCACAACAAATAACAGATCAAACTAATCACAAACTTTATATCGATCAGTTAGAGGAAATATTTAACTATTCACGTAGAGAAAAGAAAACTTTAAAATATTAGTTATGAAAAAAAGAATACAAGTAATGGTTGAAGATGAATTATACGACCAAATCGAAAAAGAATCTAAAGAGGTTGGTTTAAGTTTGTCTTCTTTTATAAGACTTAAATTAATGCAAAGGCCGTTAGTTATTGAAGGTGATAAATTAGTAACGCTTATTAGAAGATCGGAAAATGGAAAACAAAAATAATTTACTTAAACTAATAACAGATTTCGTTATAATGATATCTTCTATTGGGTTTTTAATATGTAATATTTTAGGCCAAAAAGAGCCTGATAATTATATAGTTCTTGTTTTTATCCTTCTTTGTTTTAATAGTTTAAATCTTAAAAACAAGAAATAATTATGAAACATAATAAAAAATTAGTTACGGTGTATTCAAAAGATGGAATGTATCTTATAAAAACTCCGAATGGCGAAATGATGCCATGTTTGCAATGGATTCGTGTTTCGGATAATTGGCCTGAACAACCCTATTTAATCGCAAGAATGGATTGTAACATCGCTAACAATAACGAACCATTTGATGAACCGGTACAAGTTTATAATCAATCAGAAGTTGATGATATTCAAATAGAATTAAAGGAAAAATATAAACAGATAAATGAATTAAAAGAATCTGTTAATTTTAAAGAATTTGTTATTCAGAACAGAAACAAAGAATTGATGGAAATAAAATCTAAATGGTGGTACAAATTATTTAAAAACCTATAAAATGACAACACTAATCACAATATTCTGCACAATCTCGCTACTAGGTACGGCATTGCTTGCTAAACACGTTTGGAACTGTTATAATGTTAAGGGGTACTTATTTGGGAATGATGGAGAATGTAATAAGAAATATTAAATATATCGGGAACTACTACGGTGGTTTATCTTTTACAGAAAAAGATGGTAAATTCTATTGGATAATAGAAAATTACGATACTCATATGGATAATATAGATGAATGGTCTGAAATACCAGAATCTTTATACAAAGAACTCTTGAATCAGCCTAATTATGTTGAAGGTGAGTCTCCGTTCATCTGATCAATAACCCATCTTTCCCGTAACCACATGGTTTTCTTTATAATGAATGGGCATTTCTTGAAAGGCAAAGGATATATTTCCTCTGCCTTTTTTTGTAAATCTACCATGTTGCTAATGCTACCCTTTGCCATGTATTTGTTGCTACACATAAATATAAAAAGCCGTTAGTCCATCTTATTTCGCCTAATACCCCTGTTGCCGTTGCTGAAGCTGGAGCGGTATTTAATGCCGTAACCCTATAATTGGCAATAGTGGTATTTCCTGTTAATGTTGCGTTGCTTATAGGGGCTTTTAACAAATCATTACCATTAAGCTTGTTAATTGCCGTTAAAACGTTATCCGTTGCGGCAACAGTTCCCGAAGCAGAAGCATAACCACCCAATACTGGGAATTTAGTGTCCTTAACAACCCAATTAGTGCCATTTGAATAAACCCTAGTATATGATAAGGTTGGCAATATCTGTGTCGTAACTCCGTCAATCGTTTGTGATGATGTAGTAGCCAATGTTATTGATGAGCCTGTAGCGTTCTTTATGAAATATTCTTTGCCTGCGTTACTTGATGCGCTTGGTAATGTTATATTTCCAGAGCCAGATGTAACAGTCACATCCACATCATCAACAAAAACCGTATACGGTACAGCTACTGGTTTATATGCATTTGTTGCGGGGATAACATAAACAGATTGATTTGCATCGGTTGTTATTACCCTATTGTTATCTTGCTTTAATTTCGTTTGGTCTGTAATAGTTCCAAAATTAGCGTTAAATATGTCGTTATCATGAACAAAGCTTAAAGTGTTATCTGCTTGAGAACCCGACACGCTAAACGCTGGCTGTGTTCCGCTTGATCCTTCAAAATCCAAAGTGTTCCAACCGATATCCCAATTGTAGCCAAATATAGGAAAAGGTGCGCCTGTTTGATTCCTTGAACGAACTACATTGCTTTGAAACTTAACCTTTCTTATCTTTTCAACCGTTGCATCAATAACCCTATCGGTAGTTCCGCTAATGGTATTGCCTATAATATTCCAATATCCCGCAAAATCCGAAATACCATCATAACTTAATGGCTGATAAGTTGGATCGGTAGTCCTTGAAACAATCTTAATTCCTCTAAAATCTGTTGGAGTAAATGAGTTTGCTCCAGTTCTGCCAACAGGATAAAATAATTTATTATCTGAAATATCGTATTCAAATCCATACCCCTCAACAAAGGCAATATTTCCAACCAGTTCAGTAGGCGCAATCCCACCACTTGTTGATGTTGTAGGGAGTATTTGAACGGTATTTCCGCTCATTTTACTGCCTGGTGTTCCCGTTACTTCAAATACAGATCTATCTGTGCTTAAAAACGTGCTATTGGTTATTGTATGTTGCGCACCGTCAATTGATATTAAAAATCCTCCGTTGCGTTTTGCGTACTTAAAATTAACATTATCAATCTTAATGCCTCTCCCTAATTGATTGCCGTTAATCTCAACAATCATAAAACAGTTTTGGGCAAATCCGTTCGTTATGTTGTAGTTTAAAAAGTCTTTTGGAACTTCTCCAGTATCGGTATAGCCATATCCATAAATGAAACGCCCACTTGCATTGTTAACGTAAAATCTATCTATGATTACTCTACTACCCCCTTCTAAGTTTATTACATTGCTTTTGGTTGCATCGTTATCGGTAAATTGATTCATGTTTGATGGATCTCCAATATTTTCTGCTACCAAATCGGTAATGGTTATTCTGTCATTTGCCCATGATGCACCGCTTGATTGTGAACTGATACAATGAGCCCAAACATTGAAGAATTTTACATCTTCAAATTTAATATCATTCGCTTGGTTTGGATAGCAGTTTAATTGAAATATAGCATCAATCTTTTTGGCGTTTCCTGCAATGGTTAGGTTTTTAATAGTAATATTGCTTTCACCGTATTCGATAAACATTGGATCCGTTCCCGCATAAGCAGAAGTATATTTCAATATCGTTCCGTTGCCAGTTCCCATCAATGTAATTCCGCTCGGCATAGCTATTTGATTATCTATAACGTATGTACCTATAGGTAATTGAACTACATCCCTGCCAGCAGTTTTTGCGTTGTTAATTGCGTTTTGCAATGCGGGGGCATCGTTAGTAGTACCGTTTCCAGTTACGTTTGCGTTGCCGTATGCGGTATTATCGGTTTTAGGGTTAAAAGCAAATGGATTGATGTAACTTCCGCTTACGGTTATAGTAGAATTGTAATTAACATCTTGACCGTTCAGAGTAAACAACTTAAAACCGCCTGTTAAAAGATTTTGTTTAAGATTTAATGCCGTTTGTTGTATCGTAGATATAGGCTTATTCAAGTCGCTGGTATTATCTACGTTAGATAAACCAACAGATGCTGAATTTAGATTTTGCCATGATTTATCGCCCCTGAAATACTGTCCCGTTGTTCCTACTGCAATTGTTGGCTCTTTAAGTTTTGTCAAGTCCGCAACCGTAATCCATCGAGGAACCCCATTAACTATTACGGATATTCTTACTGCGCTAGGGTTTGTGGGATTATATTGCTGAGCAAATGAGTTAAGGAATGCCAGAATAGCAACCGAAAATAGTAGTAATTTATTTTTCATATCTTTTTATTCGTTATTGTTGCTTGCTGTCATTAGTTGACTTAAAAAATTAAACATTTCTTGAGTTACAAAATATCTTGTATTGTTTTCGGTTATGCTGTCAGCAGATATATCATCTGCTGAATTTAATTTAGAATCAAGTTCTTCTTGAAGTCCGACTACGCTTGATATATCTTGTTGCCCCGTATGGTTAGCCCGATCGATTAAATAAGAATCAGATTCATTTAATGTGGCGTTATTTTCTATGTTTGAAAGCTTTAAATCTTTTGAAGAACTAAAATTCACATCAGATAAAACTTTTGCCCCATCCTTATCTACTTTATTTTCTATTTCGGTAAAAGCAGAAATAAGTTCATCATCGTTGGCATTAACTACCGTTTTAATCTGGTTAAACTCATCGCTGGTTATTTCATCGCCTGTATTCTTGTTTGCGTATGTTATTTTGCTCATGATAGTGTAAATGGTAGTGTTAAGGGGAATGTATTTAATACGGGTGGATATTCATAGACTTCATCCAATATGATTCTATACCTAACCAACTGCCTAAATATGTTCATGGTATCGGTAATGTTATCTAGTGATGTGCTTGATTCTAATACAATCTTAAAAACGTTAAACCCGTCAACAGTAAACAATCCCATTTTGCTTAATACGAAATCTTCCAAATCATTTACTGGAACTCTATCTCCTGGGTTGCCGTTTCCTGTAAACCTAGTGTTTAAGTCTAATAATATTGTGCAATCCCATTGACTAGAACACTTGTTGTTTTCGTTATCTAGTTTTGTTTGGGTAGAAAGTAAAATATATTGATTAGGTATATTAGCGCCAGGCACACGCATGTCGTAAACTTTATGAGTAATCCCCAAAGCAGTTAATATTCCTTTTCTAATCCATTTATCGGGATTCTTTGTCATTTTGTTAACTTAATTAATCCTTTTTTAAGTTGCTCAATAAGTTGTTTTCTGCCTTCTACAAACGCAGGGTATAAGTATGGTTGAGGTCTTAAATTAATCTTCTTAATGCCTTTACCTTTATAATATTCTGCTAATTCTCTTAACTCTGCGGGTATATTAACCAGTCCGCCTGTTCCAAATTCTTGGTAAGCCGCATAGCTAACATTAACGCTAACCATTGCGCCTAATCCATTGCTTGTTTTACTATAGTTTATTGACTGCCTTAATTTGCCTAAATCTACAGGAGACAATTGTTTTGCCTTTAATTCTATTTGCCTACCAGCACCTTCTATCTCGTCTTTAACCATCTGCTCGCCTTCCCGCCCTAAAGCTATAAGCTTAGATGTTAGTTCAGTAAATCCCTTTACGCTACTCATTGTTTTCTGGCTCTACTTGTTGACAAAATATTCCCATTTCTAAATCGGCAACGCCAATATTACGAACACCTTTAATGATATATTTTAATCCTTTATATTCAACATGTAAAGTCCGTCCTTGATATTTAAAATCATTCCGATATCTGCACCTGAACAATACAGGGTTTTCAAAAGTATCAATACCAAAATCTGTTGCTTTATAGCCAACACCATTAGTTTCTATTTCTGCCCATGAAGCAAATAATAATTCAGTAGTTTGAACATTACCGGCAAACTCGTTTTGAATTAGTGTAGTTTCAAAAACCTGTATGCGTTTATTATATTTTCGGGCTATCATACAAAAGTTCTATAGCTATCTAGCACCTGTCTAACTGAAATTGGTATTAATGTGCTGTTTTCCTGTTTCTCGCTTTCGTAATACCACACTTTAAGCAATTGTTTAGCCGATTGAATTAAATCAGCGGGAACATCTTCAGTATTCAAATATCCTGCTTTGTAACTCACTTTAATAGGCGGGATGTAACTCCCGAAAGGGCCGTATATTTTATCGTAATTCCTTTGATAGTAATTATCCCAATCAAAGTTGTCTTGCGATTCACCATCAATCTCCGTAACAGGTGTATTATAGATTTTTGGTGGCACCATCTGTTCAAAAGAACGATTGATAAAAATATGATTAGTATATCTTTCAATAAACAAAAAAGATGCCTTAATCATTTGCTCAATATCGCTGTCATCCTCGTTTAGAGTATCGTCTATGCGAAGATAAACCTTTGCTTGTGCAACTGATATTAAATCGAGGTAACTTGTGATAGCTGGCATTATTTTTTATCTAACTTTTCTTTTAAAACTTTGTCTTTTACTGGCTCAACAACGGTACATTGAATAAGATAATTCGCCAAACCATCTGGCAGATCTTGCACCGTTCCCGAAGCAATTTCATTGTGCTGTTTTAAGAATTTAACTTTCATAATCAAATATATAAAAAAAGCGTTACAAATTAATGCAACGCTTTCCGTTTTATTATTTCAGGACGATTAACTATGAAGTTGCGGTTGTTCCTTTGATAAAGAAATCTGGTCCGTAAACAGGTAAAGCATAGTTACCCTCGATACGAACAGTTACTTTATTCTCACGAACGTTTGTACCATCTTGATCAAAGAACTCAATTCTCATACCCTCTTGAGTTAATAATTGCGCTCCCATTTCGAAATCACCTACAACGTAATCTGGTGCCGTGATAGCTGTTGAAGCATAAACAGGAATACCGAATAAACGCATAATTCCGCTTTCAAAAGTAACTCCCATTGGTAAGTCGTATTCGCCAGATCCTGTAGCTTTATTTTTGAAGAAAGAATAGTAATCAACAGGGCGCAACAAAATTGCAGTTGTATTACGTTCGTAAGTATCTTCTAAAGTAGCAACATCGGTAATCAATTTCTCGATTAATTTATCTGCTAAAGTAGCTGTTGATGCAACAAAGTTACCAGCAGTTAAAATACCCTTAAGATTTGGAGTTGTACCGTTACCGTAAAGTATTTGAGCATCCAAAACATTACGGAATTTTTGAGGTAAACGAGCTTGTAAATAAGAAACAAATCCTGGGATGTTGTTCATTGCTTTACGTGTTACTCTCATCCAACCTGCGATAGTTTCAACGTTAACCGTTGCCTCTACCAAATCCAAATCAAACTGTGGTTTTAATGCGCCTTCAGCAACAGGAGCAATATTACCTTCGCCTACACCGTTTTCACGCATGAAAGTAAAAGTATTACCTGGCCCAATGTTACCCCCTGGCAAAATTTCATCTAAGTGAACTTTACGATCTGGATTTCTGCGAATCTCTGGAGCGTATAGCGAACCGTAACGGCTACCACCTGTAACGTTTCCTGTTGACATATCGCCAACCGCTTTTAATTCGATTGCTAAAGATTTAGTTTCTTTGCGCTCGAATTTAGCTAAATCATCAGTTGCTTCTGTTAAAGCTTCGCCAATAACCTGACCGAAAGATTTTGCTTGTTCTTTTGGAGTGGTGATGGTTACACGTTCTTGCAAACGAGCGTCTAATTTATCAGCATGATCTTGAACGGCTTTGATCTGGCTTTTGAATTCAGATTCTAAAGTGTCTTTCATTGCTTTAATTTCGTCAGTAAATAACCCTTTTGCTTTTGCTTCGAAAGCATCAATAGAGCTTTTAATCTGCTCTGCGCTTTTTGTTTCTAATGCGGTTTCTAATCCTTTTTTAAGTTCCGCTAATTGTTCTTCTAAAGTCATTATTTTGTGTTTAATGAGTTTGTAAATGATTTAATTATCTCGATCATCGGCTCATCAGTTTGAGTGGATAACTCCGGCGCAAAAGTGAGTGACTTTAATATTTGTTCTACCTGTATCAGTCTAGAATCCGAATAAGGCAGATTATACATTTTTGTTAATTGCTCAATGATATCTGAAACGCTTTCGGCAGATTTAACGCCCCTAACGATTGCAGATGAATTAGCACCCCATGAGGTAAGGAAACTGTATTCCTTTAAAGCATATTCCATAATCATTTTCGTATTCTTTTGATCTCTGCGAACAACACGATAACCAATAGATAGGTCAGCTTCCTGACCGTTATCAGTTACTAGCTTTACATCGTGGTACATATCACGACCTAAAGCAGTGTTCATGTTAAATTGAGTAACAGTAAGTAAACCATAAGGATCTTGCGGATTCATTTCTTTTGGAACGCCGATCATTTCTTTTACGTTGTGATTTTTAAGTACACGTATTTTCTTGAAATTCTCGGAAACTGTTTTAATAAAAGAAGTTGGATGGGAAATATCTCCATCACTATCCTCATTGTTATAGGCATTGGCATAAGCTTCAACAATACCTTTAGTATCGTCTAAACCCTTAACCTCTGATGCAAATTTCTTTAATAATTGTTCCATTGAGTAAAATTACTGTTACAAATATAACAAAATATCATAAATACAAATATTTATTTTACTTTTACATTGTTGGAACAGAGAGCCAACATGAGAGCGTTAATTTAGATAGCGGTTGAGTTTGGATAAACTTAATCGCTTTATTAGGAAGATTGGCAGAGTGGTCTATCGCAACGGTTTGCTAAATCGTAACCCGTTAATTCGGGTCAAGGGTTCGAATCCTTTATCTTCCTCCACGTTAGGTGATTTAATTATCACACGAAACGTTTCGACTAATCATTAGGATTTGACTGATAGGAAAGACTATCAAATGGTAATGTGTAGCGAGTGGTTAGCTGTCGGTCTGCAAAATCGACTACATTGGTTCGAATCCAATCATTACCTCGAAATCCTACTTGCACAATGATAGTCGACAAATGAGTTGCGGCAAGGGGTATATTTTCATAATGTTTGGTTTTTGTTAGGTTAGTCCGCAGTCGAGAGATAGCGGACTTTTTTTATAGCCTTACAACAAACCCATCAGAATCCCTTTTAGGGACTAAAGCAACGCTACACCTACAATTAATACAATTACCCGCGCTAGACCCTGGAGCGCATGGATAATCAATCTCGTTTACTTCTCCTTTAGTGCTTACCATCCTGAATTTTTCGTATTGTTCAACCTTAACACCGTTCATAGCAATATGAGACCATTCGTCTTTAGGCTTCCTTCTGGTCCTGCTGTCTTTTGTAGAAACCCATTGTTTTACCAATACTATTCCAGATGATTCGCCACTAACTAAAGCAGCATGGTTAGCGGCATTTGTTGTTTCGGTTCTAACGATTCGTAATACCTCATAACGGCTTAACCCTACTTCGATGCGTTGGCGGATAAACCTTTGCATTTGCTCAATAGTTAGATTATCGGCTAACGCCCTTTCAACTAATGATATTAAAGTTTTAGATATTGTGTTGGTAACTGAAACAATACGAAGTCCGCAATTTTCACGAACCCAATCTATAATACTATTTTGAAATACTGAATTAAACAAAGGTTTTAAGAAATTCTTTATATCTCTATTGATGCCCCTTCCAATTCGATTGCCATGAATTAACCCTATCGTTTCGTAGATATCGAAATAAGCTTCTTCTATTTTTGTAGATTGGATATTTAAGGGAATAACCAACTTGTAATTAGTATAGTTTAAGTTATCCAAAGGAATGCGACTAGCGGTTTCAATTATGGCATTTTTCATTACTTTAAAAGCCATCGTTTCGTATTGCCTATGCCAGCGTAGCCATGTGGTTAAATACTGTTCCTCGTTCATTACTCTAACCCTAAATTTGGAATAACAGCATCGTTCAAAGGAATTAAGCCTTGTTCAATAAAAAAAGTATTCATTTCTGGCGTGTCAATATCGCTATAACGCAATGCAACCCTTACTTCTCTTGGATTAATAGCCCCCGTTTTTAAAGCTAAAGTAAGCCATTCTACAAGCGACTTCATATCGGGTTGCATTTCAGGTAATTCAGATACATCAAAAGTTAGGTGTACTTTACCTAAATCTTTAAACAAAGGGTAATACCTATCATTTAATCCATCTTCGTAAATCTTTAAATCGGGAGCGATACGATTGGATATTGACATTTTCCATGCCCCGTTTAGGTTATCATACTTTGCCCCTTCGTCATTGTTTAGTAACTTATCAGACCATCCCAAAACATTACAAATAGCTTTTTGGCTTGATTTAAGGTAATCAAAAGGCATAAGCTTATCGGTATCGACGCTTATCTGCGTAAACCCTAACGGTGCAGATGCTCCAGCAATACGGCCTAAACTTTCTTCGCTTGCTCTCATTTCTATTAAACGAGATTTAAGGTCATTAGCTTGATCTGGAGTTAGTGGAGTTTGCCCATCCTTAGCATGAATAAAACCATAAGAACCTCCCGACTTCATAGATTTAGCCGAATTATCCTTAGTTACGTTTTGGATTTGCATATCAATTAATGCAGAGCGTAAAGGAGATTGACCATATAAATGCGAACCTTGTAAATCGTAATTAGGATTAGGAAACTTAGAATGGATAATATCTTCAGCTTCAAAACGAATAAAGCTACTTCCAAAAGTTAAAATGTAATGGCTAATAGGGCTATCTAATGTTTCAAGGCTTGCATTTTCTTTTAACACGATTTGCACCATGTGAGAAGGAAGCAAAAAACGAGCAATTGGTTTGCCTTGATTTGGCCCATCTTTAACACGCAACATCCATTGGTACGCATTGCCTGTTAATAGCATGAATGTTTCCCAAAGTTCTTTATATTCCGTTTCTGATTGATACCAGTTAGGTCTTTCAATCGGTTCGGCTATTTCCTCATTATCTAATGCTTTAGTTTGAAGTAATTGCTTTTTGGTATATTCTTGTGGCGTTAATGATTTTGCGTATAAGTTCTGATAAGCTTTTAATGATTTGGCCTCTTTAATCTCGTTTAAAATACCTGGCACACTTGCAAACTTTCTGGCAATTTGGCTAACTACAGCATAAACATCTGTATTTTCGTTATATCCTTTATCAATATACGTTTGCGCCTTAGTATCATAACGAGTTAACCCGGCACCAACATAAGCAAAGAAAGCCTGATTAAATACATTTGTTAACGCTTCAGATGTGCTGCGTTTTGGTATAATAGCCAAAGCCAATGAAGTACGCAACGTGTTAAAGTTTAATGCCATAGTGTAACAAATATATTACTTTTGTTGCTAAAAAGTGAAAAATTGATTTAATACCCTTAACTCAAACC